TCCACCACCCTTACGGCGCGGGCCGGGGGTAGCAACAGGATTCTTCCGACGTGGGGCGCGACGAAGTCACCGGGGGCGCACTAGGTCAACTCCCACAGCAGCCCGTACGAGCCCTCGAGCACGTCCGGGCCGCTGCCCACGGCCTCGCGCTTCGCCCGGGGGATCATCGTCCCGCTGGCGCTCGGCGTCACGATGCCGTAGACCTCGTACAGACGGACCGCCGTGCCGGCCGACGTGGTGTTGGCCGTGTCGAACTCCCACGTTCCGTCGGAGCACCGCTCGAGGCGGGCGCCGCTGCCCGTCCACGAAACCAGCGTGTACGTCAGGATCGTCACGGCGGGGCCGTTGACGCTGATGTCGATGCCGGTCGTCGTCGCGTCGGACTTGGCCCGGATGAAGTAGTGGAAGGCGTAGGTGACGCCGCTCGTCACCGAGAACCCCATCCCGGTCACGTCCGCGAACGACGAGCCGATGCTCGTCTGGTCCGAGGACTTGCGGACGTAGGACGGCGCCTGTCGGCCCGACGCCAGCGACGGGTTCGGGTAGGTGCCGCCCAGCACGCCGCCCGCCGACCCGGTCGGGGCGCGGCTGTTCGTGTTGCGCGAGTCGCCGTCGGTGACGTACTTGTTCCCCGACCCCGGGGTGCCCGACGTGCCCGCGAGCGCCGCCTTCTCGCCCGACGAGGGGATGTTCGCCCCGTCGGCCAACTTCGACGACGCGATGGCGGCGGCGGCGTCCACGTCGGCGTTGACCACCAACTTCGACGCCGCGTCCTCCGTGCCCGACGTGACGTGGCGGAAGCCCGTGCCGGTCGGGACGGTCCCGCCGCCCGCGCCGTCGTTGCTCGCCTGCCACCCCGTGTTGCCGACCCCGGTCACCTTCACGTAGTGGTGCGGCGGGCCGTCCGTCCGGTGGTAGTGCGAACCCGGGGGGGCCGCAACCGACGACTCCGGCGACCCCGACCCGACCACCGTCCGGCGGAACACGTGCGCCTTGACCGACGCCGACGGGCACACGATCCGGTGCTGCCCCGTCGGGTCCGTCACGACGAGCCGCACCCGCACGTACCGCCCGTTGAGCAGCAGCCCGGGGGTCAGCGGCTTGTAGTCGCTCGAGGCGTGCGAGACGGGGCTCGAGGTCCCCACCACGTACTCCCACCGCCACGAGCGGATCGGCTGCCGCGGCTTCCCGTTCAGGCGCGTCTCGCGGGCCGCCCACGCGGGCCCCTCGGGCAGCAGCCGCACGTCCTGCCGCGCCGCGGGCACCAGCGGCACCTTCGTCGCGTAGAGGGGGCGCGACGTGCCCGCCGCCGCCTTGCGCCCCACCGCGTCCACCGCCGTCAGCCGGAACGTGAGCGTCGCGCCGAGGTCCACCTCGTCCGACTCGACCGTCATCGTTCGCAGGTACGCGCCGTGGAACTCGCCCGACGCGAGCAGGCCGGACGACAGCGTCCCCCACCCGGCCGCGGCGGTCGCCCCGGCCAGCGTCGGCTTCGCCCGCGCCCGCGCCCCGTCCGTCGCGTCGAACTCGTGCGCGTCGGTCGTGCCGGCGGCGGGGATGTTCACCCGCGTCGTGCCGCTCCACGAGCACACCGCGACCTCGTGGAACTGCGGCAGGTCGTCCTGCTCCCGCACCGTCCGCACCACGTCGGACGACGGCCGCCCCGCCGTGCCCATGTTCCGCACGACGATCGACTTCGTGCCGCCCGACCCCTCCATCGGGATCGGCATGGACATCTGCCGCGGCGCGCCGTCCGTCCCGATCGGGCCCGACGGCAGCACCTTGTGCTCGGCCAGCAACTTCCCCGTGTCGGCGTCGGCGCCCTGGATCACCTGGACGAACGCGGGCGGGTCGCCGCGAGTGGGGGGCTCGACCTCGACCCGGCCCGACTGCCCGAGGTCCACCATGCCGACGGAGACCGACGCCGGCGCGTCCGGCTCCTTCGCCACGTCGCGCCCCTGCACGAGCACCTCGTCGGGCTCGACCGCGTCCCACGGCTCCTCGACGCCCCCGCGCTTGACCGCCAGCACGCGCACGAAGATCAGCGTTTCGTCGCTGACCCACGTCGCGTAGCGGTCCCCCGCGGGCACCCGCGCCACCTCCTGCCCCTTCGCCTCCCGCTCCGTCGCGGCGTAGACGACCCACTCCGCGAGGTCGTCGGGCGCAACGTCCACGGTCCAGGAGTAGGAGACGCTCAGGCTCATCGGATGATCCCGATCGGGGTGGTCGTGGACTTCCACTTCGAGTTGGAGCCGAAGAACGACGTGCCGTAGGAGATCGTCGGCGTCGTGGGAGCGGGCGTCGTCGCAGGGGGCGGCGTCGTCGTCCCCGCCGGCGCGGGCAGCGCCGCGTTCGTCAGCCCCGCCGGCACCGCGCCGCCGGGCAGGAAGTAGAGCGTGTCCACCTGCGTCGTATCGACGTGCTCGACGAACACGTCGGCGTCGTACTCGCGGGCCTCGATCACGCCGACGCCGTCCGCGTCGAACCCGCACGACAGCACCGTGAACGCCTTCGCCGTCCACGCCGGATAGTCCACCGACAGGTCGATCACGTCGCCCGGGATCACGTCGAGGTCGCCCGGCCCGACGCCGAACGTCACGAACACCGGCGTCCGCTGCGCGCGCTGCAACAGGTACCGCGCCTCGCGGATCGCCTGCGAGCGGCGCGTGACGCCGAACATCTGCACCTCCTGCACGCGCTCGGGCGACGGCGTGTAGGGCGCCGACGACGACGTGCACGACGCCCCGCTCGTCAGCCCCGTGATCGTCTCGCCCGTCTGGAACACCGTCGCGCCGTCGTCCTGCGTGTAGGTCAGGTACAGCGCCCCGTTCGCCGCGGCGTAGGTGATCCGCCCGATGGCCTTCGACGTGGCGCCCTTGATCTTCTCGCCGACGGTGAACGGCCCGGCGGTGATCGCGCCGACGTTGATGAACTGGTCGCGGATCTCCACGACCCGCTTCTCGTAGCCCCGGTTTCGGTCCACGTACTGCAACCGGACCACCGTCGAGCGGGCCGAGGCGTCGAGCGGCTTGACGGCCAGCGACGACCGGGCCTCGCCCGCGTCGAGGATGTTGCGGCGGGTCGTGAACGCCGCAGAGACGCGCCCTTCGAACGACCGCGCCGACGCGCCCGTCGCGTCCCGACCGATGCGGATCTTCCCGTCGGCCATGAAACACGTCGCGCGGCAGGTCTGGAGGATCTGCTGGATGTGGTCGCCGCCCGTCGCGACCGTGTCCACGACGTAGTCGAGCTGGTAGCGGTCCTCGGCCGTCGTCTGGCCCGGCGGCGTCGTGTCCACGTCGCACGCATCCGCCGCCGTCCGCCACGACCCGCCCACCCCGTCGTCGATGTCCGACGACGTGACGAACTCCCCGAGCCCGTGCGTCGCGTCGAGCATCAGGTCGCGCGCGCAGAGGATGGGGTTCTGGCTCCACGCCGTCGTACCGGCGCGGGGGTCGTAGACCTTGCGCCCCTTGACCACGCACGTCACCTGCGGGATGCGACCGCTCAACTGGTCCGACGCGGGCAACTTCAGCCCGAGCAGCGCGTACCCCGCGTAAGTGCGCAAGTCCGACGTGACCTCGATCGCCGCCTTCAGCGTCGCCTTGCGCACGCGGTCAGACTTCTGAGCCGAGTCCGACTTGATGCGGATCGTGTACCGCCCCCGCGCGAGGCGACCGTCCTTCCCGTCGAAGCGCAACCGGATCTGCTTGCGGATCGCCGACTGCGTCTTGCCCCACGTCGCCCACGTCCCGGCCTTCTTCTCGTTCATCGTCCAGACGGCCTTCTCGTCCTCCGGCGGCGACAGCGGCTTGTAGGTCGAGTCCGACGCGCCCACCGCCTTGTATTCGACGTAGAGCGTCTCGGCCGCGTCGTCCACGTTGCCGTTGTCGTTGAGGCGGTACAGCCCGCCCTCCCACGCGAGCGCGAGCACCAGTTCGTCGGCCGTGTCCTGCATCTCGTACGTGTGCCCCGACCCGCCGTGCTCCAGCGCCGTGTTCAGGTCGTAGGCGTTGCCGCTCTGGTTGAAGTCGGGGATCGCCGTCTGCGTCGAGGTGCCCAGCCGGTCGGTCGTCGCGACCGCCGACGGGAACGACTCCAGCGGCGTGTCGTCGAGCCGGATGGAGTGGATCGACTCGATCTCGCCCGCGCACACCAGCAGCAGCAGGTAGAGGATCTGCTCGCCCTTGCTGCCCGTCTTGAGGTTCGTGGAGATGATCGCGGGCCGGACGAGGTGCTCCCCGTAGACGATGGGGATCGGCGCGCCCTCGCTGACCGTGTTGCCGAGGCTGTCCCACCCGTAGGTCGGCGACGACTTCCACCCGCTCGTCCCCGTCCGCGTGTTGAGCAGCGACGAGACGAGCGTGAGCGCGCCCGACAGGAGCAACTTGACGCCGAGGCCGCCGCCGAGGCCGGTCGCGAGCAGGATGCCGCCCGCGACGATCTGCAGCCCGGCCAGCAGGAGGTTGGACAGGGCCATCAGCGGGGGATCCGCGGCAGGCCGGGGAACTCGGCCCGCGTGATGCGCTTGCGGGGGATCTCGATCCCGAACGCGCCGGTCAGCGGGCGCAGCGTCAGGACGAGCGAGCCCTCCTCCGCGTTCGCCCCCTCGACGTAGTAGTCGGCCCGGAGCGCGTCGGTGCCCGCCGCGTCGATCACGGCGCGGTCGGTGTAGTAGAGGCGAACCCGCTGGTTGTAGAGCGCACGCGACAGCGCGTAGCCGACGAGGGTCGCGTCGGGGTCGGCGATGCGGAGCGAGATGCTGCCCGTCTCGGTCGCGTTCTCCCGCCGCTGCTCGGGCGGGTCGAACGTGCGCGACTCGTACGACTCCGCGTCCCACGTCAGCGCGGCGACCTGCGGCGCGTTGTGGTACCGCAGGACCGACGGCGACGAGAGCCCCGTCGAGATGCGGACGAGCCACACCGGACGGTGGTCGCCAGCCGAGCGCGCGGGCGTCGTGAACGTGGAGCCAGTGCCGAGCGTCACGCGGGCACCTCCACGAACTGCAGCGAGGTCTCGTACGCCGCGCCGCCGCCGAGGATCGTCCACTCGACCGGGCCCGACAGGCGCACGCGCTTGTAGAACGCGAGGTCGCACGTCATGACGGACGCCGCGACGGGCGCCCCGCCGCTCGCCGTCAGCGTGCGGTCGTCGGTCTGCACCGTGCGCGCGATCACCGCGCCGTCGTCGCGCAGGACCGTCCCGGCCGCGTCGAGGGGGTAGTCGCCGCGCGCGTCCCCCGTCGTCGGGAGGTTGAACACCGTCTGCGCCGCGACCGACGTGCCGAGCGACACGCCGTCGCGCTGGTAGTCGAGCGGGTCGCGCCAGAGGAACGACGTCGCCTCGTACCCCACGGCGCGAAGGAACGCATCGACCCGCAGGCGCGCGGTGGGGGAGCAGCGGAGCGTGAGCCGGTACGACCGGAACGGACCGCCGTCGCGTGCGATGCGCTGCTCGTACTGCCCGCGGCCGAAGCGCAGCACCGCCACCTCGCGCGTCTCGCCGTGCGAGTAGGAGTCGATCAGCGGAAGGATGTCGGCGGGCCACACTGCGAGCGCCATCAGAGCCTCCGATCCAGCCCGGCGCGGATGCCGCGGGCGTACTGGCCGGAGTTGCGGACCGCGTCGTAGACCTTCGCTGCCGCCGCGTTCGCCGCCGCCTCCAGGTTGGTCGCCTGGACGTTGACGCCGCCGACGTTGACGGTCACGCCGCCGCCACCCATGCGCCCCATCTTGGACGCCGGGATGACGTACTCGTCCTCGCCACCCTCGCCGATCAGGGCCAGTGTCGGGCGCGTCACGCGCGCCCCTTCCGCGAGGCCAGGAACCCCGCAGGCGCCGCCGTCTCAGGTGAAGCCGGTGTCGGGAAGGGGCATCAGCCCGCCACCACCACCGCCGCCGCCACCCGTCACGCCGCCGACAAGCGCCGTCGCGATCCCGCCGATGCCGCCGAGCCCACCACCGCCGCCGCCGAGAATTCCCCCGAAGAGCGCCGTGATCCCCGACTGAAGGATGGACGAGATGGTCTGCGACAGCAGTTGGTTGACGATGTTGCGGAAGATGTCCGCGCCGTTCTTCCCGCCGTTCGTCAGCCCGTCCACGATCGCGGCCGTCAGCCCACCCTCGATCGTCTGGAACACCGACGAGAAGAACGGGTCAATGGTCGCCTCGACCGTCGTGCCGAACGACTCGCTGAACGCCTCGCCCGCCTTCTTGCCAGAGGCCTTGCCCGCCTTCTCGGCGTCCCGCTCCATGGCCTCGCGGGCCTTGCGGTCGCGGTCCGCCTTTGCGGCGCCCATCATGGAGTCGAACACGTCCCCCGCCTGATCGACGCCGATCCGGCCCGACGACAGCAGCGCCTCGATTTTGCCGAGGATCGTGAGGCGATCGCGCTCCTCCTCGGTGACGGCCTCCGCGATGCGCCGCTGGTTGTCGTACTCGCGGACGATGTCCTCGGCCGCGTCGGCCTGCCGGCGGGACGCCTCCTCTATGTCTCGCGCCTCCTCGGCCCAGTCGCGCAGCGCCGCGACGCCAGCCTCGGCCGCTCGCACCGCCTCGGCCCAGTACCCCCCGATCCGCTCCGACTCGTCGCGCAGCGCCTCGGACGCATCCCGGGTCGCCTCGGTCGCGGCGGCGCGCTTCTGCTCCTGCGCCGTCTGCTCCGTTGACAGTTGCGCGTTGCGCTCGCGGGTCTTGGTGATCTCGGCTTCGAGGTCAAGGATCTGCTGCTTGAGTTCCATCGCCCGGCGCTCGGCCGCCTGCTCCTTCTCGTAGGCGGCGAGGTCGCCCGCGAGGAACTGCCCGTCGGCACCCGTCACCCGGTTCAGGATCTTCGGCTTGCGCGCCTCCGCGTCGATCGCGGCCAGTTCGCCCCGAGACTCGCGCAGGCGCCGCTCCATTCGGACGATGTCCACGTTGCCCTCGGCGCCCGCCATGCGAAGGATCGAAGCGACAATCTCGTCGTTCATCTCCTTGATGCGGTCCCGCGACTCGCGGGCCTGCTTCTGCACGCCCTCGAACCACCGCTTCTGAGCCTCGGCCGCCTTGTCGGCCGCCTGCCGCGCCGCGTCCTGATCCTCCGCCATCATCTTGAACAGGCCCGACACCGCCGCGATGCCAGCCCCGAGCGGACCGCCCACGAGGAAGGCGCCGAACGACTGCTCGAGCAACTTGCCGACCTTGCCCGCGCCGCTCGCCGCGTCGGTCATCAGGAGGATGCCCGTCGCCACCTGGCCGAACGACCGCTTGAGGCTGTCGCCTCCCAGGCCGATCTTGCCGAACGCAGACAGCACCGAGTCGCTCGTGCGCTTCGTCTCGCGCTCGAGCTGCTTGATGTGTCCCATCGCCTTGTTGAGGTCGTTCCGCAGCGACTCCGTCTCGGCCTTCAGGCTGATCGTCAGGGCGCCGACCGACGGCATGGCCTACTCCTTCGCCTTGGCCGGGACGAGGCCGCGCGCCTTCGCCCCCGCGACGAGGAACGTCCAGATGTCCTTCGGGGACTTCCGCTTCGGCGCCGTGCGCGCCGAGTCGTGCTCGGTAAACACGTCCGTCCAGCGGAAGGGCACCGTTCCCTTGCGGCGGTTCATGTTCACCATCACCTCCAACACGGTCCCGATTCGGAAGTCGTCCCGCACCGCGCCCGACGGCTCCACCCGCTCGTACGCCATCGCCTGCCCGATCTGGCTCGACGTCAGCGGCGGCAGGAAGTCAGGGTGCGGGAGCCCGGCCCGGTGCGCCATGCGCCACATCAGCCGGCGGACGGGGCTCCTTCGGATTTTCCCGCCTCGCTCTCGACCTCCTTCTCCGTCGCGATGTTGAGCGACGCGGCCTTGCGGAACAGCCGCATCAGGATCTTCGGGTTCTTGCGCACGATCACGTCGGCATCGCCGTCGCCGAACACCCGCTCCCGCGTCTCCGGGTCGTGGATGCAACGGACGAGGAGGCGGGCCGCGAGGTGCAGCCCGTCCTCCTTCTTGCCGTCCGCCTTGAGCGCCGCCGACTCGTCGTCGAACGAGATGCGGGCGGCCCCGTCCATCTCGATCAGCAGGACCGACCCGCCCCACTCGGGGACGGGCTCGACCACTTCCGCGAGGTCGCGAGCGGCGATGAACTGGTCGCGCAGGCTCATTCAGCCTCCGGTTACGTCGAGGGCGTCGAGACGATGCCCGTGAACTTGACGACGACGGTCGCCGTGGCGAGCCCGTCGAGCGGCAGGCCGATGCGCGCCGACCGCATGAAGCCGGACCCGGTGATCGGGTTCGACGACATCCCCGACGGCGGGGTCAGCGTGATCGTCTCGGCCACGTCGCCCGACCCGAGCGGCAGGTCGAGCGTCGGGTCGTACTGGATCTGCAGCGTGAGCTCGCCCGGGTCCACGAGCTTGCCCGGGATGAACGTGCGCCCGCCGACCTGACGCGCGCTCGACGGCAGGGTGCTGCCGAAATGCGTCGTCTCGATCACGGCCCGCTCGATGCCGGACCAGTCGATCGTGTCGATGATGTTCGCGGTGAACGACGACGTGCCGAAGGTGATCGTCGCGCCGGTCGGGTTGCCAACGGCCATGGGTCAGTCTCCTAGACGGGCACGGGGGCCCGACGGTTCCAAACGGTCCAACGCTGCGTGTTGCGGAAGGTGGGGAGCGGACCGCCGTCGTCCACACCGTCCAGGTTGTCGAAGTCGCTGACCTTGAGCGCGCGGCGGATCACGATCCCGCCCCACGTTCCCGACCAGACCGCCATGCGCTGCCGCACGATCTCGGCCACCTCGCGGCGCGACGCGGCCGTCGGCCCGTACGTGTCGATCTGCACCTCGAACGCCGTCTCCGGGCAGTACCCGGTGAAGTGCGGCTCGTCGGGCCGCGAGACGATCGTGAACACGATCGCGGGAAGCGCCTGGGTCGGGTCGTCGAACGCGGGCAACTGCGAGTCGTACGCCCGCGTCCCGATGCGCGCGGTCAGCGCGTCGGGCGTGGTCAGGTACGTCGCGACCGCTTCCTCGAAGGAGGCCATCAGACCACCTCCTCGACGTCGGGGCCGCCGAACAGGTCTGCGTCGGACAGGTTCGACAGGCCGACCGAGTCCTTGAGGCGCCGAGAGAGTTCCTGCGCGATGGCCTCGGTAGCCTCGGCCCGGCCCTGCTCGAGCCCGCGCTTCATGAACGGGTTTGCGGGGATGTGGCGCCGGCCGCCCTCGAACTGCAGGCGACGCGCCGCGGCGCGCGTGGACTCGCCCTTCGCGGGGTTGATCGGCCCCTGCACCCGCGGCCCCGCGAGGTAGCCGTACTCGATGTGGGCGGGGTAGTAGGTGTCCCGGTTCTTGATCCCGAGCGCCTCGCGCTTCCCGGTGATCACGACGAAACCGACGCGCCCCTGCTTGCGCTTCATCGCCTTGATCTTCAGCGTCATGTCCACGTGCGGCGCCTGGTCGGACCGCGGAGCCGTGCGCTGCACCGACTTCAGCATCACCTTCGCGCCCGCCCGAAGCGCGGGCCGCAGGAAGCGGTTCTGCAACGCGCCCGGGAGCGAGTTGAACGCGCGGGTCAGCGCGTCGAACCCCTCGAGGTCGATCGTCATGCGGTTGGACGCGGCCATCAGACCACCTCCACCACGTCGCACTCGTGCTCGATCCGGCGCTCGTCCGGGTTCATCACCCCGACGATGCCGAACACGCGCCGCGAGTCCGACTCGACCTTCGCCAGCCGGTGCCGGACCGTCAGCCCGGCGAAGTAGCGCAGCCGGACCCGGTGCGACACCCGGCCCTGCGACTGCGCGCTGATCACCCGCTCGCGCGACGAAAGCGGCTCGACGCTGCCGAACACCGTCGCGACCGGGACGTACTCGACCAATGCGGCCCCCCCGGCGTCGCGCGTGTTGCGCTGCTCGAGGATTTCGATCTGGTCGCGGAGGGGGCCGGCGCGCATGGGTTACGGGATGGCGGACTCGGCGGCGAGCGCCACCACGCGGACCTTGTTCGACCCCTTGCCGAGCGCGAGGACCGAGCGGAAGTAGCCGGACGTGGACACGTCCGCCGCCGCCGCGATGTCGCCCGCCGTCGCGCCGACGATGTAGATGGCCGACGCGGCCGGGGCCGCGCCCGCGCCGAGCGTCACGTCGCAGCCGTGGCCCGCGATGGCGAGCGGCTGGCCGTCCGAGGCGCCGTGGAGCGCGATGCCGAGGCCCGACTGGCCCGCCTCCGCGATCGTCCCGTCGGCCTGCGCGAGCTTCCACTTGTTGGTGCTCGTGTCGAGGTAGACGGAGGCGCCGGCGGTGATCGTGGCACCGGCGGTGCCGCGGATGACCTCGCCCGAGTTGAGCGCGACCTGGGAAGCGGTGATCGTGAGCGAAGCCATCGGTCAATCCTCCTTCGCGCCGACGAGCGTCAGCGCGGTCCGGTACGGCATGAGCAACCGCTCGACGGCGGTCGGGAGCGCGGTGACGATCGTCCCCGTGACGTACGACCCGCGCTCCTCGTACAAGTCCTCGACCATCACCTTGATCGCGTGCTTGAACACCGACGGCACCGCCGACGCCGCGGCGCCGTAGCCCGCGACGAACCGCACCGTCACGTCCTCCGGCGTCCCCCGCGTCACGGGCCACACGACGCCGTAGGCCGGGACGATCCGGCCCGCGTCGCAGCCCGGCGTCCCGCCCGCGAGGATCGTCGCGTACTGGTCGGCCGCGAGCGTCTGCGTCGTCCCGTCCGTATCGACGTAGGTGATCGACGTGACCGACGCCGCGGGCGCCATCGGCAGCGTCCACTCGCACGGGAACCCGTCGCTCTTCAGGTCGTACGTCCGGTGGACGAGCGCCCGCCCGACGAACGACTCGACCGCCTCCCGCGCCACGACGATGAGCTCCGTCAGCAGGTCGTCGTCGCCCGTGTGGGTGACGCGACAGTGCGCGCGGGCCTGCGCCAGCGTGACCGGCTCGAGCGTCGGGGCGGTGACGAGAAGGAGGCGCATCGGGGATCCTGGGAATGCGCCGGGCCCCACGCGAGGCCCGGCGCGATGAAGTCAGGCATCCAGGTCCGTCAGGCGATCGCCGTCGGGAGCGACGCCGGAGCGGCGCCGTACCGCGGCTTGCCGAGGATGTAGAGCAGCCCGCCGACCTGCGAGGTCGCGCCCACGTCCGCGACGGAGCCCTGCACGAAGCAGAAGGCGTTCGCGACGTCGAGGTCGTCGGCCTTCACCTCGACCGCGATGATGGACTGCGTGTCGCCCGCGGCCAGGGCGTAGGTGTTGCCCGCCGCGGCGACCACCTCGGTCCACTGGCCGACCGTCGTGACGTCGGCGTTGTCCTTCTTGTAGACGCGGGTGAAGTTGAGCGCCTTCGCGCCCGTCCCCGCCGCGTCCGACGCCTGCTTCACGGTGAGCGTGGGCGGCTCGCCCGCCGCACCCGCGCCCTTGAAGAGGACGATGAGGACCGACTCGTAGTCCTTGATCTGGACCCAGTCGCCGTTGTTGGCCGCGGTGGCCATGTTGACCGGGACGAACCCGGCCGCGATGTTGAGACCGTCGATCATGCGCGCCATCGGAGCACCTCGAGACTTGGAGAGGGGTGGAGGGGGATGTCCGGCCGACGGGGGCGACTCGCGCCGCCCCCGTCAGCCGCGGCCGACTACGACCGGGTGTCGAGCTTGACGTGCGTGGACAGCGTGTTGCTGCCCTTGGCCGGCGTCAGCGCCGACGCGAGGTACGGCTGGCCGTCCACCGCGTAGATGAAGCGGAACGCCGTCTCGGCGTAGTCGAACCGCAGGTGGATCGACATCGCCTCGTCGATCCCGCCCTGCACGCCCGCGACGTAGCCCTTCGGGTCCCAGAAGAACAGGTCGCCCGTGGTGCCCAGCGTCGCGCAGTTCTCGACGAAGTAGATCGGGCGGCCCATCAGCGTCCCGGCCGCCGGGTTGTAGATCGGCACCGCCGACCCGCCGACGTTGTCGCTCGCCGCGACGTTGCGGATGCTGATCGACGCGAGCATGAGCTGCGGCTCGACGTCGATGTTCGCGAGCCACACGCCGCGCGCGCGGCAGTTCGGGTGCAGCCGCGCCATCATCTTCACGACGTTCTCGGTGTTCACCGTCGCCGCGGCCTGCGAGGTCTCCTTGGCGACCGAGACCACCGAGGCCGAGGACAGCAGGCCGCGCGGCTTGCCCGTCCCGTTGCCGTTGATGATCGCGTCGTTGACCTGGAAGCGGATCTCGCCCGCCGCCGCCCGCGTCAGGTACGCGCCGAGCGCCGGGGCGTTGCGGAGCAGCTTGTCGGTCGCGTAGCACAGGACGCCGAGCTGGTGGGGCTCGATCTTCACCGTGCGCATCGCGGGCTTGCTCGACGTGAGCTGGCCCGCCTCCGCGATCCAGTAGCCGAGCACGCCGCCGAACCGCGTCGAGGCGCGGGAGGTCTCGTTGATCGCGGGGATCGTCAGCGACTCCTGGCCCTGGAGGTCGTAGAGGTCCACGAGGTCGAGCAGGTTCACCCCGCCGCCGTCGTTGAGGCCGTCCCAGATGGCGTTCGCGAAGGCCGGGGCCACCGCGAAGCCGCCCTCGGCGCCGACGCCCTGCTGGAGACCCGTCGCGGCGGCCCGCATCCGCGGGTCCGACGCGAGCGACGGGTGCGCGGTGCCGTGCGCGTGCACCAGCGCCGCCATCTCGCCGAGGCTCTTGAACCCGCGGGCCGGGTCGGCGAGGAAGCCCTCGCGCGCCACGGCGGGGCGGGCCGCGGCCGGCGAGACCTTGCGGGCCTGCGGCTTCGCGACGTCCTCGGCCATCTCCTCGAGGCGGGACTCGGCGACCGCGCGCGCCTCGGCGGCGGCCTGCGCCTGGGCCTCGTCGGCGTCGGCGAGCTTCTTCGCCTCGGCCGCGGCGTCGAGGTGGGACGTGATCTTCGCGGTCTCGTCGGCGGTCAGGTCCCGGCCCTCGGCCTGGGCCTGCGCCCGGATCTTCTTCGCGGCCTCGATCTCGGCCGCGCGCTTCTCGGCGTGCGTCATGGTGCGGACTCCCGAGAGCGCCACGACGGCCCGTAGGCCCGGCGCTCGATCGGTTCCATCCGCGACGACTCGGCGCCTCGGTGAACCTGCGGTGACCCGGTCCCGACGGCTCGGCGCCGCGACCGCGTCACGACTCACACCCTTACGGCCTCGCGAGGGTCGGTCAACAGAAAACTTCCGACGCGCCCTACTCGGCCTCGGCGAGACGGATCGCGACGTCGGCCGCGTCGGCCTTCGTGCGGCGCGGCTTCGGCATCGACGCCACCGTCGCGTCGAGCGTCCGAACGCCGTCGATCAGCCCGAGGTCCTTCGCCTTCGACGCGATCCACGTGCCCCCGGTCGCGACCTCGGCGAACCCCTTCGGCGTCATGTTCCGGCCCTTGCGGACCGCCGCCGCGAAGTGCGCCATCGTGTCGTCGATCTCGGTCTGCCACGCCGCGAGCTGCTCCGGCGTGACCGGGGCCCCCTCGGCGCCGGCGCCCTTGAGCGGACCGGTCGAGAGCACGTGGACCGTCACCCCGGCGACCTCGGCCGCCTTCGAGGCGTCCTCGATCACCGCAAAGACGCCGATGCTGCCCACCTGGGCGGTCGGGTTCGCGTAGACCGCGCGCGCCTGGGACGCGACCCAGTACGCCGCCGACGCGCCGAGGTCCTCGATGAAGGCCACGACGGGCTTGACCTCGTTCGCCGCGGCAACGTCGCGCGCGAGGTCGTCGGTGCCCGCGACGTACCCGCCGGGGGAGTCGATCACGAGCAGGATCGACGCGACGTCGGGGTTGGTCGAGGCGGCGCGGATCGCCCGGCGCACGAACACGGTGGACATCTCGCCGAACTTGCCCCACCCCTTCGCGGTCGGGCCGTCGATGCGGATCATCGCGACCCCCTCGCCGACCGGGGTCCAGTACGCCATGCCCGACTCGCCGGGGATGTTCCCGGTCGTCGGTGCCGCGGCCGACGGGCGCGCCGTCGTCGCCCGCGTCAGGGGCAGCCCGGACTTCACCGCGGCGACCGCCGCGCGCGCGAACCGCGGCTCGCACGCCAGCAGCCCCATGTGCGCGGCCCAACAGGAGGCGGTCGTTCCGGGGTCCATGGTCAATCCTCCGAGGCGGCGAGCGCCACCAGTTCTTCTTCTTCGACTCGCTTGCGGCGGAACCGCCTGCGGTTCCGCAGAGTGTAGGGGATCTCTACCCACCCGCCGATCGGGCGGATGTACGCAGGCTCCGGTTCCGGCGCCGTACCGCTCTCGACGGTGGGCGCGTAGACCACGTCCGCGCTGGCCACGAACCCCGCGACGATGCCCGCGCCGATCGCTGGCGCGGGGACCGTCGCCCCGCTCCCGATCGCAACAGCCGCGACCGCAGCGCCGACCGACGGGCCGTAGACGGTCGCCGTTGAGTCAAGGAAGGCGACCTCGATGGGGGACGCCTCGGACGTGGACTCGGCGGGCGCGGGCACAAGGATCTGGAACCGCAGCACGCCGTCCGTGGACGACGTCGCGCCGGGGTACAGCAGCCCGTCGAGCGACGGCGGAATTGCCGACCGCAGCACGCCGTCTGCCTCGGTCGTCGCCCCCGGGTAGAGGTAGAGGTTCAGCCGCACGTCACGTCCCGATCAGCGTGAACACCGACACGCCCTGCACGTCGGGGCTGCCCGACTTCTGGTAGACGATGAAGTGCGCGTCGGGGTAGTACGGCGTGGCGAGGGTGAAGTTGCCCGAGGCGTCCGACGTCGTGGACGTGATGAACAGGCGGCCCGAGGCGCGGAACAGCAGCACGGTCACGCTGCCGAGCGGCGACCCGTACTGGTCCCGCGTGACGCCAACGAACCCGTACGAAGCCGACCCGGCCTCGAGGTTGTCCATCTTCGCCCGGTAGCCCGAGTCGAGGATGCCGACGTCCGCCGCCATGTCGCCCACGAACCCGCCGCCACGCACGAACATCGGCGCCGACCAGCACGGCGAGGCGATGCCCACCTCGACGTAGGTCAACACGGTCGGATCGTATGACTGCTGCCATTGGAGGTAGTTCCGCGCCTCGATCAACTGCACGGGCATTGCGCCGCCGATGAACCCCGCCACGGCTACCCCCTGTCGCCCACCGCGACGAGCGGGTACACGCGCTCGTTCGCGGGCGCCACGACGTCCTTGTTGGGGATCGCAAGACCCGCCCCGTGCGGCTCTAGAATGGTCGGCTTTCCGAGGCGCGACTCGATCGCAGCCCGGGCCGAGTCGATCATCCCGAGCGCGAGGCGGACGTCCCCGACGTTGCCCTCGATGCTCATGGACCCGTCGTCCATGAGTACCAGGGTGATGTTGGCGACGACGCGCTTGGGGTCGAGGCGGACCGTCATGTCAGGCCATCCAGAAGAACAGGTCGTAGTAGCCCGGCGTGTCGCAGATGATCGCCTGGACGAGCGAAGGGTCGATGGCGTTCGTGTTGACGTACCCCACCAGTTCCTCCTCGGTGGCGAACCGCTGGACTTGGAGCGTCATCGATTCCCCTTACTCGTCGTACTCGACGTTGATGTCGCACGCGACGGCAGCCGTGATGTTCCACACAACGGCGCTGGACGAAACCGGGATGCTGAACCCGCGCAGGAACGTCCAGATGACGCCCACGCCGATCGTCGCCGCCGAGTTCCAGCGGCGGGCGAACACCAGCGGGACGGTCGGGGACGTGCCCCACGACAGCGCCGTGGTCGTGACGCAGGTGGGGGCGCCCACCTCGTCGCGGATCGGCGTAGACGTGCCGCCCGGCGTGACGCCGATCGCCTGCGGGCGCCCGAAGCCGAGCGACTGCGCCGTGGCCGTTGCCTGGACGATGGACAGCGCGAAGATCGTGGCACGCACCGCCGAGGTCGTGCGGATCTCGAGCGACGCCTGCGTGATCGTGAGGTTGCTGGTTCGGACGCCGATCGAAGCCATCGCCATGACGGGGAACTCCTAGAGTGCGAAGATGCCGGATGCGTTGAAGGTGATCGGGACGGCCTGCCCCGCCGCCGGGGTGAACGGAAGGCCCGAGGTCGGCGTGTCGATGTACGCGAGCAGCCGCGCCGTGGCGTCGCTGCCCGTGTGGATGAACACGACGAGCGCGCTGCACGCCTCCGCGTCCGTCGCCGTGAGCGTCGTGTCGGCAGCGTCGAACGCGCCGTCGGTCAGCGTCTTGGACCCGAGCGCCGCCGACCGCCCGTTGTCCACCGCCCCGAGGTCGGCCACGAACTCGTCGGCGCCGTCGTAGGTGTAGGTGGACTTGACGAGCATCACGCGCACGTCGTCGGTGTCGAGCGCGACGTCGCCGCCGAGCATCGCCTGCTTCGCCTTGGGATAGACGGCGTTTGCCACGGCTACTCCGTGACGGTCCGCGTGATGTCGCCGTTCTCGTCGCGCTCGATCGTCGTAACTCGCCGCTCACGCCGCACCTCGACCTTGGCGGGCTGGACGGTCACGGGGACGGTGACCTTCGGCGCCTCCACGGTCACCGGGGTCGGGCTCACGTTCACGGTCGGAGCCTCGGCCGCGGGAAGGTGGATGTGGTTCTCGATGACGATCGGACGCTCTGCCGGCTGCGCGGGCTCGGGTGCCGGGGCGGGAGCGTCCTCGGATCGCGGGCCCGGGGCGGGGTCGATCGGAGCGGGCGCGACGGCGCTCACCGCGGACTTCACCCCCGCAGCCAGCGAAGCCGACAGCGCGTCCTCCTTCGTCCGGTACGCCTCTGCGGTACGGGCCGTCGGGTCCGGCCACAGCGCGGCGGCGAACGTCGCCAGCGCCGCCGACGCGGCCGGCGCGTCCCACCCGGCCAGCGTCGCCAGCGCCGCCACGGGCGGGCCGAACTCCTCGCCGACCATCGACCGCTGCGCCGCGTAGAACTTCTCGGCCCACCCCTCGAAGGCTGCGTCCTGCTTCGCCATCACGCGAGCGAGCGCCGCCGACTCGCGACGGATCACCCGCGCCGCGGCGTGCGCGAACACCGGATCGAGTGCCGACAGGTCGGGGCGCGACGGCGCGGCCGCGGCGGGGGGCGTCTCGGCCGCGTCCTCGGGCGGGTCGTCCTCGGGGTCGGCCGGCTCGGGGGGATCCTGCGGGTCCGCGGGGTCGGCGGGGTCGGCGGGATCGACCGGCGCGCCCGGGAACGTCGCGGGCGGCGCCGGGTCGGGCGCCGCGTCGAGCGACTCGAGCAGGTGCAGCGACCCGTTCACCAGCAGCTTGTCCGCGTTCGGGTCGTCACTCGGCGGCTCGTCCTCGTACGACCGGATCTCGTTCACCGTCATGGACCCGTTCTGCAGCCGCTTCTCGAAGTACGCCGCCCGCTTCTCGCTCGACGCGCGAAGGAGCCCCTGCAGGAAGAACTTGAAGCCGAGGCCCGTCGAGAACCCGAGCAACTTCCGCCGGACCTCGTGCTCCCACCGCAGCACGCGCGGCAGAAGGCACTGCTGCACGTCGTCGGCCTGCTCGTCCTCGCGGGTCGCCCACCCCTTCGCCTGCTGCGTGTAACCCACCTTGCTCGGCGAGCGGCGGAACCAGCGGCAGATGTCGGGCACCGAGAACTGCCGCGTCTCGAGCGCCTGAGCCTCGTCGGGGTTGACGCTGACGCGCTCGAACTTGCCCGCGACGTTCGCCCCGAGGACGCCGCCCGCGTTCTCCGCGCCGGAATACTTCTCCTTGAGCGCCGTCATGAGGGCCGTAAACGCGCTCGGGTCCATCGGCGTCGTCGGCGTGAACATCAGCCGCTGCGACAGGTCCTTCTTGAACATCGACCCCGCGAACGTCTGCGCGGCGATGGCGAGCCCGAGCGACTCGGCGCGGAACTTCAGGACCGAGTACCCCTCGACGTCGTCGCCCAGCCCGCGCAGATGGAACACGTCCCGCGGCTCCATGCGGATCCACGGTTCCTTCGCGCCGACGTCGGACGCGCGGACCCAGTAGTAGAGCCGCTCGGACTCGTCCCGCTTCACCGTGACCCGCGACGGGTGCATCGGCCACAGCGCGACGATCCGCCCGCCGCCGTCCCGCTGGATCTCGGCGTAGGCGTTGCCCCAGCCGTCGCACCACGCCTGCATCGTCTCGACGAACGTGAACCCGGCCATCTCGGGGTTCGCCTCGTCGGACAGCAGCGCCGTGACCGGGTGGTCGCGCAGCGGCGCGCGGTACCCCGACCCGGGACCGCCCGCCGCGATCACGGACGACGGCAGCCCGGCGATGTCCTCGGCGATGCCCGCCACGCACGCGAAGTAGGTCGCGACCGTCATCGCGCTCGACGGCGTCACGTCCTGCCCCGACGAGGTCCGGCGCATCACGCCGCCCGTGTCCCACACCGCGGGGTTGTTCCACAGCCGGTCGGCCGACGACGACGAGCGGGGGAAGAGGATGCCCACGGGCTACGGCCCGGTCCGGCGCGTGGCGGGCACCCAGAAGTCGAGCAGGACCAAGCCGCCCGCGCCGATCAGCCCGGCGCCGAGGTGGACCCAGAGCCCCAGCCCGACACCGACCGCGGCGACGGCGGCGAGGAAGACGGCGCGCTCGACCATACGGGGGTGGACTCCGTGATGGTCACCCTTACGCCATTCGCCGGGGTAGGCAACAGGATTCTTCCGCGCCCCGTCAGACCACCACCGGGTCGTACTGCGGGGGAGGCTTCGGCGCGACCACGACCCGCGCGAACGCCGTCGCCAGCGCCGCGATCCCGTCGATCTTCGCCCCGCCGTTCGGCTTCGTCAGCGACCAGTTCCCCTTCTTGTCCACGTCGAGCTCCGCGTTGCCGGCCATCCACCGCAGCACCGGGTTCCCGCCGTGCTTGAGGTGGGGGCGTCCCGGGGTCTGCACGTTGCCGACCAGCGTGGACAGGTACTTCGTCGGCTCCGACAGCGTGACCCACCCCTGCCGCACGGCCACGACCGGGAGCCCGCGCTCCATCATCGGCTGCGTGTACCGCACCGAGTTCCACGGGTCGATCCCAACCTCGCGGACCTTGTACGGCGCGAGGTTGAGCAGCATCTCGTCGAGCACCCGCGCCTCGTCGATCTGGTTCCCCTCGGTCAGCGTCAGCAACCCCGCCGCCGCCCAGGTCGTGTAGATCCGGTCGTTGCGCACGTCGCGCTTCTTCGCCGCGTCCTCGGGCACCCAGAACCACGCGAGCACGTGCATCGACTCGGGGAACACCGCCACGAGCGCCGTGATGTCCGTCGTCGAGGACAGGTCCACCCCGACCACGCAGTCCTTGCCCTTGAGCGTCTCGACGTCGAACGCCGCCCCGCACGCATCCCACAGCGTCATGTCGGGGAACAACTTCCGCGCCCCGCCGCGCGCGCGCACGTTGAGGTGGTAGCGCAGGAAGTCGGGCAGGAGCGACGGGTTGTCCTTCGCGTTGCGGCACGAGTCGGCAAGGAACTCGGGCGAGACCGAGACGCCCAGGTTCGGGTTCGCCTTGCGCCACGTGTCGGGCGACGTCCAGTCGTCCTTCGGGTCGGCCTCGTAAATCACGGGGAGGAACTTCGGGTCGAAGCCCGGCCGCGTCGCGTCGCCGGGGTTGTCGCGGACCTGCTTCGCCCGCTCGAGCGTCTCGTTGCACACGCTCTCGCGGTCCTCGTCGGCGGTCGTCAGCATGATGACGACCGGCTGCGACCGCGCCGCCGTGGACTGCCGCATCACGTTCACGAGCCGGTCGTCGGGCTGGCGGTGCAGCTCGTCGATCAGCGCGGCCGACGGGTTCATGCCGTCCTCGGTGTCCGCGTCGGCGCTGATGGGCTTCAAGAACCCGCCGCCGGGCAGCGCGATCGAGTGCTGGTACCGCTCGGCCCGTTCCTCGTCGGGGTCGATGCGCTTCAACTGCGTGACGCAGTCGTTCCAGATGATCTTCGCCTGCCCCATCTTCGCCGCGGCGCAGTAGACCTCGGCGCCCGCCTCGCCGTCCTCGAGCGCGAGGTACAGCGCGAGGCCGGCCACGAGCAGCGACTTCCCGTTCTTCTTCGCAACGTACAGCAGGACCTCGCGGAACCGCCGCAGCCCGTCCGACTCGCGCACCCACCCGAAGAGGTTCGCGACCATCGCCCGCTGCCACCGTTCGAGGATGAACGGCTGCCCCGCCTTCGGGCCCTTCATGTGCCGCACGTTGGCCTGGATCCAGAGGATCGGCTTCGCGGCGGCTTCGGCGTCGAAGCGGCACCCGGCGGCGAGCAGGTACGGGTCGAACTTCGGCAGCGACCGGATCAGCGCGGACCACTCGGCGGGCGTCTCGGGCAGCGGCGGCCCGACGAAGTCCACGTCGTCTGGGTTCGCGCGACGCAGCGCGGCCTGCTCGCGCGCGCGCTTCTTCTCGGCGGCCCGCGTCGAGGCGAGCGTGGAGCCGCGGGCCTTGAGTTCCGCGTCGGTGCGCTTAGGGGCGGCCATCGGTCGGCTCCTTCGTCGGCGGTTCCTCCCACGTCACGGTGACGCGCGCGACGTGCGGCCCGTCGTGGCCCTCGACGCCCTCGCACCGCGTGGACGGCTCGTCGGGGAACGCCGCGGGGCACGGCGGCGCGTGGTGCGGCCGGGGCGCGTTGGTGGGGGAGAGGCGGGAGGGGATCACGAGAGGGAGAGCCACGCGGCCTCGGCCGCGAACGCGACGGCGGTTGCGAGGAAGGGGGCCCACGGCCGCGCACCGCGACGGATGACGGTCCGGCCCAGATGCCAGCCGTACCCGGGCGGCGCGGGGAGCATCTCGGTCCGAGCGCGGACGGTCCAGACGCGCGCGAGCCCGAACCACGCGACGGCCCACGCCGCGAGCCACACCACCGCGAACAGCCAGAGCGGCATCAGACACCTCCCGTCGCGGCTCGCGCCGCACGCTCGTCCGCCACCGCCCGGTCCCACGCCGCGGCGAGCGTCGCCACCGCGACCCGCTCCACCTCGGCGCGGTAGATCCGCTCCCCCTCCCGCCGGCGCGCGTCGCTCGACGCACGGTCCCCCGCGAGGAAGTCTCGAGCCCCGGCGCGGAACTGCGCCTCCACACGCGCCCGAACGGACGCGAACGGGTCGGAATCAGCCATGCGAACCTCCACCGGGGTGCCCCGGACTTACTTGCACTCCACAAGGTCGAAAGAATCTCCACGCC